GTCGGCCATGATTTCCGGATAAAGAGGCTTTGTATTCGCTAATGCGTTGAGGAGTGTTCTCGAGTAAGACCCTTCGCCGGCTCGGAGTACATCTGAAATCCACTCATTCTTGCACAACCTAGGCAATGACTCCCGAACGGCTTCCTCGACTAGGTACGACTTATCGCGAGGTCTTCGTATGGGAATAGATTGAGGATCCATTAAGAGATCTCGTGCATTCGGGCTCTTGGGAGAATATTTGCCTTCCATTACCAGCGAAAGGTCTTTCGTTGTTTGTCCTGTCGTTGTACGAAGCACGGCTGCAACATCCCAAGCTAATGTGTCGACTTCGCCTCGAATGAGAAACCTTGTCCAAGGAAGCATCGGCAAACCACCCAATGACCCAGGCAGCTCTAGACAGAATCGATAAAGGTCCTCATCTCTTAACATTCCTCCTATTAGTTCCTTCTCGCGTTTGTACAACGGCGATCGATAACGCTGCGAGAAGAATTGACAACACAACCAATACTTCCATCGTACAGCACGGAATGGTAAGTCTGAGGAATTGGCGCAGGCGGTTGAAGCCGCATTTAGAGAAGACAATTCCGTGGACAACGAGGGAACCTCTAATGTCTCTCGACGGAACGATCGACTAGCAAATTTCAAGTTATATAAAATGTGAATTCCACTGGCGTAAAGTTCTTTTCCGTATGTCACGACGGTAGTGGAGTCGATACACTCTTCAGGCTTAACATCGTGGTTACAATGGGAACAGAATAAGTCTAACGCGTCTAGTAATTCCGCAAGTTGATCGGCGGCGGGACCTTTGGTTGCATTGAAATAGATTGCGAATACGTGATTGTCACCTTGTCCAGCAGTACGATATGCTATGCGCAAGGAGATAAAAGCTGCACGTATCATTGCTTGAGTACAAAAGGACCAAGGCCCCTGGCCCAATCCCTCGAGGCCCGACAGATGGGTTCCATGCCGAACGAGTACGCTAGTTGGCCAGCTGTGAGCGGACGTATGCGGTAAGACGCCGGTTGGCAGGAGGTGCTTATCCGTCAGAACTAGAGTACATCTCGAAAAGAAGAGATGAATTTGCGAAAATGCCCCGTCAAGTCCGAAAATATCGTCTAAGTCTTGATATATCTTGTACACGGATAGGTGTCTCCATCTTAGATTCCAGCGGGAAAAGTCGACTTCAAGGAATGCTCGGTCACCTGAGCCCTTTCCCGCGGAGATTTCGTAGAGTCGTTTCTTGATGTCTGCGTCACTCATTGTCATTGTGAGCTGTGGAACGTAAGGTCGAGCAAATTGGTTCTTGAAGTTATACTCGACCAACGCGAGGCAGGTCCTTGCCGCCGGGGTACACTTTGCGAAACACCTCGCTTCCGGCTTCAACTCACGTTCCTTCTCGGTCAATTCTATGACGTATTGGTCGTCTGAGAACGTTCCCGTTCGGTATTTGTCGAATAGTTCGACCAGGTCGAACGTTGGAGATTTCAAGATCGATTCAAGAAGTCGACGCGGTTTCGGATTTTCGCCGTCCTTGTACCAGTATTGCCAGACGTCATCCGCCCCCGGGCAAATCGCTTTGTCGTCGAGAAATTGTAAGAAGTTTGGAGAGTAGTCGAATTCTACGGCTTTTCCGAAGACTAAATGGTCGACTTCATGAAGGGGATAACATCCCAATGGCAGAGAAGTTGCTTGATTTGCATGTAGTCGCCCTAACGTCGTCGTCCTCGGTGCTAGTGCATCCAGTGGTGGCCATGATAAATGCTTATTGATGTATCCTTCTAGGTACATATGACGTGCCACGCGATGCATTCTACGGATGGCGTAGAACCTCAGGTTTCCTTTCGGCTCGGATTCTTTCCATATAGAAGAAGCTGACTTATCTGCATATACCGTCGGATGTCCAGACAACTTAATTAGGCCAAATAATTCGGCTGCATCGGATATGCTTGTAACACGTAGGGCGAAACTTTCAAGCCAATCGCAATGCTCCGTTTTCCCCGCGAGCTTGAACTCCTTCTCCTTAATCTTCAGGAATGTGCGGTCGAAAGAAGAGATTGGTAGCAAGTCTCCCTGTGCCAGTGTGTTAATTCGAGCTTTGAAGATTGCTTCTGGATATTTAACTAAAGAATATCCCTCATTTCCATATTCCTCGATACAGCGTTCTTGCCATCTTAGCATTTCGCGACATAGGGAGGGCAAGGCAGTAGATCCGTTGTGAAATCTCATTGCTATCGCAGCCTCGAGATTGAACCGCGCCAGTACCGTG